AGACCATTATACGAAAATACCAATTGATAGTAAACAATATTAACAAAATAAAAACGTAACAAAAACAACTAATTATAACAAACCCTTGCAAGCCACTATCATTATATACTAGTTTCTCGCGAATGAACGATGACGACACCCAAGAGTTGCGGCTCCGTGCCACGGGCTGGCTGTCCATACCGGCAGCTGCTTCCGCCGCGCTGGTCAGCGTGCACACGGTGCGGGCGTGGATCCAGAAGAATGAGGTAGAGCACACCAAAGTCGGCAATCGCCGCTACGTCAAGCGGTCCAGCCTTGCAGAGAGGCTAGGCCCGATCGCAGCAGAGGCGCTCGGCCTGCTGGACAGCTGATGGGAAAGACAATCAAAAATAGGGGGCGCCTGAGCCGACGCAAGGGCAAAGAGTGGGAGCGGATCGTCGCGAGGGACCTTCGTCCCATATTCGGCGATGGCGTCAAGCGCGGCCTGGCGCAGAGCCGGTTCGGCCGCGGCGAAGCTCCGGACGTAGACGGGGCTGATCCCCTCTGGGTGGAGTGCAAGCACAAGAAGGAGCAGCGCTTCTTGGAGGCCATGCGGCAAGCGGAGGAGGGAATGGCTGTAGCTCAACGTCCTCAAGACCGCTGGCCTTTGGTAGTCTACAAAGTGAACAGGAAAGGGCCGATCGCGATCATGCGGTGGGAGTGCTTCCTGGAGCTGCTCGCCGAGTGGCGGGCCGGGAAAGGACGAGGAGATGAAGTTCTTGAACACACTTTGCCAGCAGATCATCGAGGTGGAGGGGAACGACCAGGACGCGGTGAGGGCTGCGATCAAGGAGAAGATCAGCCTGCACCGCCTGTCGCGGCCGGGGCTGAACCTATACGGGTTTGAGACGGACGAAGACCTCGATCTCACGATGGCACTGCTTCCGTGGTGGAACGCAGACCACTCACGGTTGAAGAGGTTCGTGCTGACCAAAGCGATCGTCCCGAACGCGCAGGTCACGGACGCCGTGTGGGAGGAGCTGCACGTCAACGGCGCCGACGTCCTGCACTCTAAATTTGTGAAGGTTAGCGCCACAGGGGCCAGGGGATCTGCGGTTAAGTTCTCCGGCTCCGAGTTCGAGAGCTGCGATTTCACAGGCATGGTTGCCGACGACTCCCGATGGGACGGGTGCTACGTCAACAACTGCAAGCTCGTCGGGGACTTCAAACAATCCGTCTTCGTCGACTCCAAGCTGTCCAACCTGACGATCGGTGGGGATTGGTCTGGAGTTAAGTTCGACGGCGCAACAATGATCAACGTTAACTTCGCCTCCGGCGTGGACATAACCGGCGCGTCGTTCCACGGGATCGTCGCGAAGAACTTGCGCGGCATTGATCCGCGGCTGATCACGCCGATGGAGATCCTGCGCGAGCAACCAGGTGCCGTGGTGATGTACTATTCACCCGGCCACCAGGTCGACGGCGCCGACGTCAAGGCCCCGGCCCGCAACGTGGAGCTTGGTCGGGAGATGAAGTTCAACAAGGGCCAGGCGGCATCCGTCGGCACGCTTAGCTATTGGCTGCGCAACGGTTTCCTGCAGGTGTATCGCGTCGCCTTCGATCCAGCAGACATCGTCGAGATCCCGATCGGGTCCTGCGATCACGCGCTTGTGCGCAAGCTGATGCCGATCGAGTTGGTGGAGTTGTGAGACTGCGGGGCCGTCTCCGACCCCGCATCCCGATCAGTCACTACTTATAGGTCGGTCCGACGGCAGTGTTAGGCACTGCCCGCTCGCCCACCGCCTGGTTGCCAGATCCAAGGTCACGCACGTAGGCGCTCAACACGGGATTGGAATCAATGCTCGGATAGTTTCCAAGCATCTGGTACTTGCAGCCATTGACATACTTGTCCAAAATGATCAGCGGTGGATTCAAGGTTGCATCGTTGAGAGGCACCCAAGCAGAACCACTGAAATCATTCGCGATCATATCCACACCGTAGATCGACGAATTGGCTTTGTCAGTCCGCAAATAGATCGCAGGACCTTTTGCAGCACCAGCAGGTTTGATGTTCGTGAACACATTGCCCGAGATCTCCACGTTCGAGATCTCACCGCGGTCGAATTCCGAATCCTCAGAAGCTTGCAGCATGATGTGCGCGCAAGTGACCGTGTGGGGATAGTTTGCGAACGTCTGCGGGGCCAATGCTCCCTCAAAGGTGTTGCCGATGATCTGGTGATTGCGAGAAACACCAGGATCTTGCCCGTAGGCCTCTGCCCGACCGGCGCTCAAGTTGATGCATTGAGCGACCTTCTCGCGGCACTGGAATGTGTTTCCCGCGATCAACCAACCGTCCGCAACGTGTGGTCGATCGTAGTTGACGATGTCGCCGGGATATCCTTGTCGGAAATCACGGATGAAGCCAGCGGCGAGGCCGCCGTCCGTGATGTCAAACAGGTTCCCGATCCATTGGTTGTCATAGGCTTCTGACCAAATCGGACCATCAGTTTGATCAGTCCATACGGAATAATGGCCGAGCGACTCGAACACGAAAGCCGCCGCGCTGGATCCGTCGCCGTTGAGCGCCTTGATGAACTGGTTGTTCAAGAACCGGTGACCGCCGCCAGCAGAAAATACGCAGAAGTTTTTCGAATCATGGATCTTGCAATCTTTGATCGTGTTTGTACGAACCAAAGAGAAGTCGCCGTTCGCTGCATCGGCGTACATCGTGCGGTAGTCGAGCAACGCAACGAAAGGCTCATCAACGCCGAAAAACTGCATATTCTCGAACGTGCTTGGTGCGGATTGGATCATGTGCGGCACGAAGCCGTCCGTCCAGCTGATGTCCCTCATCGAGATGTTGCACTCGTTGTGGAAGATACTGCTCAGCAAAGGGGGTCCGATCGGGGTGCACTTGAAGCTGGTGACGCCCACGCCGTCAACGTTGACGTCTCCATAGATGGTGCCATCTTTTGTGTAATACATCGGATCGTAGAATACTGGGGGCGGCTGTTGGATCGTGCCACTCCAAGGCCCGAGGATGTTCTGCTTGACGCCCGCGTCGTTCGTATCCTCACGTACGATCGAGGCCCAGTGATCGAAGGTCCCTGCCTCAGTTCCGAGGTCGGGGGAGATGATGTCGAAAGTTCCTGCCGTTACGTTGTACGCTTTGAACGTCCCAACATACAGCGTGCCGTTCATGCGCACGAGGTCATTGTTCCCAGGAGGTGCCGCCGTGGTGACCGTCACCTTGTCGTCTGGCCCGGCTGCGACTGCCGTGTAGGCAACCGCGCTCGTTGGCGTCGGGGCGAGGTAGTGGACCGAATCACCAGGGGATCGATCAGCCTCCGCTGCACGGGCAGCTGCGGTCCACGAAGCGTAAGGAGATCCACCCAAAGGGGCTCCATCTTTGTCGGCGGCAAACGTATCGCCATTCACAGTATACAGACTCATTGTTTTCTTCCTTTGTTTTTTGTTTGTTGGTTTTAGTGCGTACTCGTCCTTACATTCTGCATCACTGGCAAGATTCTTGTTGCGCTACTAGCCAGCTGTCACGTTCTGCATACTTGTCTATAGAGTCAGTTGTTGTACAACTGCTTTCCACGCAATTGATTTGCTAGCGGCCCCTGTGACGCTAATCTCAACATCACTGCTACTAGCTGCAATATCCACTGCCCAGGTTGCATCATCTTCGTGCTCAGCTGTTACAACCTTTCCAAACACGGACATATCTGATCCACCACTCATGGTTGCACCACCCCAAACACCATTGGGATTTGTGGTCTCAGTAGTCGCAATGGAATTTCCAGCGGTACCCGGTACCTTGGCAACAACTTCCATCGAACCGACAGCGGATTTTCGGGCCGTCACATCCGGATGTGCGACCGTGCCCACGCCGTAATCCGTCCCAGGTGTGCCGTTGTCGTTGACCGCAGCAACGAGGTTGTCAATTGAATCACTGATCGTACCACCGATCAGAACCTCATAAGGGACATCCGGTCCAGTGCTCAGCACAGTTTTGAAGGTGTAGACAGTGGTGCCAATGGTCACAGTCTCGTTGTTGTTTGGAACTGCTGTGGATTGAGTAAATGTCTCACTTGCTGGCACAGCACGGGCGAGAGCAAGGATCTTGTAGATTGCAGCTTCGAGATCATCGAGTCTCGTAGCAACAACCTCGGCAAGGAATTTCACTGCCTGCCCTTGTGCAGGTGTGAACGTCCCAATCACTGCAGGCGTGGCGTCCGACGTCACCGCCGAGGCGACCGCCGGAACTCCGACCGAGTTGCGAAGGCTGGCTATGCTTGAGTTCAACCCGTTGATCGTGGCATCGTACTCCGGTCTCGTAGGTCCAACAGCTTGCAGGGCCTTTACCTCTTGGATGTCCTTGGAGTTGCCGGCGAGGCCGGTCATGATCTGCCTGGTATCCTCCTTCGTTGCCGCCACATTCTTCAAGGAATTTTGCCCCGCTTCAAGATCCTTGATGTCCGAGCGTTGCGCTGCGACGGAGGTCTCGATGGGGTCCACCCGCTTCTTGATCTCACCAAGCGCCGTGAGCTTGGTCTCCCTGATCTGTTGCGATAGGGCCCCGCTGGTAAGTTTCAAAGTCTCCGTATCACCCTGCAGGTTGTTTATCGTGTTGTTGACGATGGTCTGCCCGGCTTGTAGGTCCAATAGGTAGAAAAGCATATTAGGCTCCTTTTTGTGATCCTTGTTACGGGGCGAACGTTAGCGCAATCCTGTTGCGCCCGCTTATAACCGGGGATCCGAAGGTCCATCCTGCCCACACGTAGACAGTCTCGCCGACGAAGTCCTCGACGTCGAACACGACCTCCCCGTCGTCCGGGTCCGTGCGCACCTTCAGTGCTTTGTTGGTCAAAGAGGCGGAGACCAGCGATCCTTTTGTGACATTCTTGAGGATAGCATTGAGCGCCACGTCTGAGATCCCCTCATTATCCCATACGGAAACTTCTATGTCCTCGCCCTTCATTGGCTCTCCGGCCAGATTTTTGAACTGCATAGTGAGCGTGTAGGAAGTGTCGCCAGGACCAGGCTGCCCCTCCACGAACTCTACCGTCCCAATCTCCGTCTTGACGGATAGGCTGTCTTCCGTCTGGTCGAATATTGGTCCAAAGTAGCTCATGAACTCGTCGGCCGTGCGCTTGTCGAACATCCTCTTGAGTAGCCTCCAAAGTGGGATATCTTCTGGACGTTCCTTGTCCCAGTAGGGTCTGTCTGGCAATGGCATCAGTTGCCTCCATATGTCTTGAATGAGATGTGGAAAAGCACCCGCCGAATGTAAAGGAGCGCACCTGGTCAATCAAGCAGTATCGACAAAAATGCTCAAGAAGGGTGAAGTGAAGATCTCGTACGCCTTGGCCCCGTCCTGTAGAATCTCTCCCAAGGGAACGCAGCCCCGGGGTCCATCTTCCTCCCGAGCGGCATCCCAACCTCCTCGTGGCCCACTAGGTTGGTGGCAGCTGCAGGATACCCAGCCGCGGCGATCTTGCGAAGAAGCTCCTGCAATGAGTCCAGCTGAGCGTCAGGGTAAGGTTCCCAGAATCCTGCAACAGAGGGGCCTGAATCGTAGAACAACGTTGCCCTGACCGGCTCCGGTCCTTTGTACTGCTTGTGCGTGCGCCCCAACTCATAGTACAGGCGACCACCATCCTCGATCAGGAGCCCGTGGTTGGCAAGTTCGATCCCGATGGTGTACCTGGACACATTGGATGTCTCTTCCCCGTTGTAAATCCACTCGGACGTCCCAGCATGCCACGCCTTTTTCAAGATCTCCACGAGTTGCGTGATGGTACCATCCCTCGCAATCACAAAGTGGGCCGACGCGTTCGCCGTCTCGTTGCACAGCCAGCTGATGGATCCTGAGGCCACCCCACCTGCGGTGTAGTGTATGACGGTGCCCGTTATGACGAAACCATCCCTGGAGGAGACGTTGGGCGAGCGCACGAATGGTATGGAGTTGTCGAGCGGCATTGGCGTCTCACACTATTTGGCCTGGAGGTATGACCTCCTGGGCCAGCAGCTCCTCGTACACGGCCCGCTTGGCAGCATCGTAGGAAAGTTCCCCGTCGTTTGAGACGTGCGTGCTTCTCCAAGAAACCCAATCTTCTCCCTCGACTATGTAGCTGTTCACTGCGTTCGGCTGCACGACGGCCTCTACAAATTTCCCTTCAGGCGCCCGGCCGTACGTTATCGCGAACAACGTCATCTGCATGTCCGGATCGTTGCGTATCAACTTCGCCCTGAGATGGGTGATGTCTCCGTCGGGATCTGCAGATCCGGTGGTTATCGGCGTGTCAAGAAGCCATGGCATGCTAGCCTCCTCATGGAATTGTGTCGTCTGATATCAACCCTGTGGCGGCCAGGGCCGTCAGCAAGGATTCTAAGACAGCGTTTCCGCCCCTGGACCCAGTCACGGAAGGCTTCGTAGACGGAGGTTCGGACCCGAACACGGCGAGACCTTTTCCCACCTGCAGTTCCAAGTCCCTGGATCCGCCTATGGTACCGATCGTGCACCGGCGATCGGCCGTGGTGGCGGCCCGTGCTCCAATTGCCACGGAATAGTCGTGCAGGCTGGAGGACGCGTCACCGACGGCAACCCCCTCCGTCGCGATCCCGATCGCGTCGCGACCGATGACTAGCGAGAAGTTCGTGGACCATGCATCTTTTCCAATCGCGAGCGCGGTTCCAGACGCCGACGCCATGACCCCTATGGCTATGGACTCCAGGCCGTCGGTGGTGGCAACTTCACCAACGGAGACCCCCCCACGCCCGTTAGACGAGGCCCTGTGCCCCAGCGAAGTTCCGATCAGCAAACTGGCGGATCCCTGCCCAACTGCCACTGCGTTTGCCTCAGCCGAGGCGTTCCTTCCAACTGCGGTTCCGTTCGTGTACGTCAGCGCACCGAAACCAACAGCCGTTCCGTAGCGGCTCGTCGTTTCTGCGTTTGTTCCTACAACTGTGCTCTGCTCGCACCCAGAGTTTACCTTAGACGAGCGTCCGATCGCTACGCTGTCGTCGGACAAGACTTGGGATCCACGTCCATACCTCTCGCTGCGCTCTTCGGTGCCAGGGGACGACAAAGTGCCTGGGGTTGACAGGTTATCCGCGTCGTCGATCGTAACGTTGGATCCCTGGATCAGCTTACCGGTCGTCCCGTCGTACCGCGGAATGGACTCGTCGATGGAAGAATCTGGCCCGAACACGGCCCTGGCGAAGGATCCAACACCGACCCCGCCCTGCAGGAACGTGACCAGCCGCAGGCGATTGGACTCCTCCTTGATCTTTAGCGTTGCCATCAGACTATCTGCTCCCTGACGGAGATTATGAAGACTGGGCTCGTCTTCGTCGTCGGCGTCGTGTCGGTGCTCTCGACCTCAGCGCCCCACTTGCCAGGTGGGAGCACACTCGTGTCAAAATACGCGAAACCGTCCGTGCCAACAGGTATGGAGGCCACGATCTGCGTCGGCGTCGGCTCCGTGGCCACGTTGACGACGATGGACCAGCCTGTGATGTCCGTCGGCGACATGTCGATGACGGACGGGTCTGTGTCGCCCTCGACCACGCTGACGATCGGCGGCGGAGGCTGCGCAGGAGGCGTCTGGTTGGCCTCCTCAAGTATGAACGGGGACAGTGGCACGACCGCGTCCCGGAGCCCGTCCTTCGTGAGCCAGACGTCCCACCCGTATAGCCCTGGGTCCATCCACCTCGTGTCGCCTGGCTGGATCAAGAACGTGGCCACGTTCCCGGACACGGACGCAGCCTTCACGAACTCGGGCCGCCCATCATCCGGCCTCTTCTTGACCGTGAGAAGCACCTCCGTCCCGTCCCCGGTTAGAGGCACGGCGACGTTCCCCGGCGTGACGATGGTCACGACGATTTGGACGTCGGAGCCCCTCGGAACGCTGACGGCAGCCCTGGGGTTGGTGGGAACGCCTGGCCTAAGCGGAGTCCCATCCTGCAGGACGCCTGTGACGCGGACTATCATGTGCTACATCCCTTCCGCCGCCTCTATCTGTGCCCGTATGGCGGCCCACACCTCGTCAAGCGTGTTGGACCCGTTCAGGTCTGTCAGCGCCACGGCGCCGTTGACCTTCTTTCGGTTGTCCGAGCTGTCCTGTAGCTGGTAGTCGGCCCTGTAGCCTGCCTTGACCAGATTCCCGCTCTCATCGGACACCAGCGGGCCGACCTGTATCCTGTTGTGCTCTAGCGCCATGTTCTTCTCCTACTTGGCCGTCGTCATGTCGACGATCAGTTGTCCTAGTGATATCTGGGTTTCTGTGCTGTTTCCAGGAAGCGAGAAGTTCGCAACCACCTGCACAGCTTGATTCACGGTAGTGTTGATGACGACTGCATTCAGTGGGGATTGCTTTACGTCGTGGAACAGCGACGGGACGGCCGTGTTGCTGGCCATGCCGACCCCACTGTAGTGATACGACCCTGTCGCCCCGATAGAAGCGATCGTGATCATAGCCTCAAGGCGGAACTTAGCACCCTGCACGGCATTCGCCACCGTTGGCGTGAGGGCGATCTGCGTTCCTCCAAACAACAGCTTCACAAACACATCGTCCGGGGTTGGATTGTCTGACTGGAGGACTGCCACTATGCGCATTGTGACGCCGACGCCCAGCGTGTTGGCCGGAACAGTGAACGAGTTCAAGAACGGGGTTTGATCGCCTGGCGTTCCACCATATCTGGTGTCTGGGAACGTCGTCCCTACATGCGCCTGCATGACGTGCGGGTTCCACACCACGCCGTTGTGCATGGCGGGCCTCCCGTCCTGGTTGAGGACGTACACGTCGCCCTTCCCTCCGCTTGACGGCTGCGCCGTCTGCGGCCTTATCCGCAGCGCCCCAGTTGGTGGAGTCCCGGCCGTGCTGCCGCGGGCGTCCACCCCGTACGAGTTCGTGCTGAGCCCGAGCACGCCCGAGCTGTTCGTAGACTCTCCCTGCACACCGACGTTCGATGCCGATGACCCGTATACGCCAGCGCCTGCCACCGAGTTGCCGCGAACACCGACTCCAAGAGCCTTTCCTTCACCATGGACACCGTGCCCGTTGGTGCTCCCGCCACGGCCTACCACTCCCGTCCCACCCTGTGGAGTCAACGCCACAGGGGAGGTACCTTGGCCTTCAATACCAACGCCGCTTCCTTGCGCGATCCCTTCTACTCCGGTTCCGTTCGTGGCTCCACCTACGGACACGACACCTGATGCCGTTCCGTTTCCAAGGAAGTCCGCACCGCGCCCATTGATTCCGCCGAAACCTGCTACGCCGCTTCCTCCGACGGGGCCTCCTTCTCCCCTGACTCCAGAGTTTCCGCTGGCCCCGACGCCTTTGACACCGTTTCCTGCAGATCCGGTGGCCGTTCCGACCACGCCTGTGCTCGTTCCCGTTCCGTTCCCTTCAACTCCGACACCGCCAGACACAGAGCCCTCGCCCTTAACGCCAGACTCCGATCCGCCGCCAGTCCCGTGAACTCCGGAAGCAGATGATCCTCCAAACCCTCGAACGCCGACCCCGGTACCGTATCCAGTTCCTTTCACACCCTGCCCGTTGATCGTACCTCCTAGCCCGTTCACGCCGATTCCTGTTCCACCTGATGCCCCTTGACCAACCACTCCCGCACCAGCCCCATCGCCCACTCCCGTGACTCCACGTCCGTCGGAACCTCCGGCAGCAAAACCGGCCACCCCCGAGAACCCGCCAGTGCCGTCTCCGCGGACTCCGTAACCTCCTCCGGATCCGCCTTGCCCGACTACCCCGTTTCCGCCAGAGGTTGAGCCACCGATCCCCTTGACACCCTCGCTGGTTCCGACGCCAGATCCCTGCACTCCGATCCCGGTCAATGGCTGCCCGATGATGTTACCGTCCTTACTGATCCTCGCCGTCACGGTCCCGACCTCGTCGTGGGCCTGGAACACGTCGGCCGTGCTGCCGATGCTGAACCGCTTGGCCACGAGCGCCACCGTCGTGGCGTCGCCCGACCGGAACGTATACGGGATCCCGTTGATACACCCAGTCGCGTTTAGCCCGTCGATCCGCTTTCCGTTGAACAGTGTTCCTACCGCCCCATACACGACGTATGCGCGGTCAACCGGTGCTCCTTCACCACCCTGCGTTCCTTCGATCCATATGTCGCGGTTGACCCCGCTGATCGACATGATGGACCCGATCTGTCTTTGGTTGGTCCCGGGCGTCGTCGATATAGTTGCCGAGTCGCTGACAAATACCCTGTCGCCGACGCTGCCAGCCCCGAGCGCTATGGACGCGATTCGCCCAAGCGCCCTGGCGCGAAGTAGCGCCCCGACCGGGACTGGGTTGGCCCCATCAACACCGGACTCCACGACGGCAAGAAGCTCGTCCACGTTGGTTCCAACGGTGGCGGGAGCCGGAACGAACCCTGGAACGATCTCCTGCCCTGGGAGTCCGGACTTGATCGTCTGCCCGCTAGTCACGCGGATGACGGTTCCCTTGGCCATTGGGGACACATCGGCGTTGACGCCCACGATAGTCACCGGTGCTGCTAGCGCATCGTCGATCGCCCTGAGGAATTGGTTGACGTCAACAGCCCACCCGCGCGAGGTGCTGGCCTCCGTTTGTTCACCGGCAGCCGGTACTCGCTCCCGCGACTTCAGCAGTTTGACGGCCGCCACTACCGTGTCCGTGTCTTCGTCAGGAAGCGTCTTGTTGACGATCAACTGTATGAGGTACGTCCCCTCCTTCTTCGGTGTGAACGTCGGATTCTCGATTGCAGGATTGCTGAGAAGGTCGGCCGCACCAGTTGGCTGGTCCAGTATGGACCACTCGTACGTCAGCTCTCCGCCTATGTCGTTGTTGCTGAGCTGCACCAGCGTGTTGATGGGCAGGTCCGTGTCGCTCCCGACGACGGCGTTGATTTCTATCTGCGCCTGGGGCATCTCAATCTCCTACCATTCCACCTGCACGCTGAACTTGTCGTCCGTGACCGGAATCAGGTCAACCTCGATCAATTTTTGACCGGAGGACGCCAGCCCTGGGAAGTCGTCAACTACTTTCATGACAGGGTCCGTGTCTGCAGCCGTGTCGAGCGCCGTTTGAAGAGCCGTATTCACAGCCACTATAGACGCCGTGCCACCGGCGGCTGCAGCCGTCGCCCGCGTCGTCAAAACGGTGGGGTTAGTGCCCGTCACATCCCCGGCTTTGACATACATCTTCCTGGCACCGCCAGTATCGCTGAACGATACGAGCACCCCAGGAGGTGCGCTCAAGGAGTTCAACGTCACCGCCCCTGCCAGGAACGTCCCGCGAGCTGTGACGCGCCTGATTCCATACGGGGCCAGCAAGAGGCGCATGTCCTTGATGTTATTCTGATCTATCTGAGACACTCCATTGGACACCAGGATCTCCGCAACCTTTGCATAGCCCGGACTCGTCGACGGTATGGCCGGCGTTGCGCTCGGAACGCCTTGTTTATAGCTCAGCGCCGCCGTGCTGTTGGCTGGTTGGATCGTCGTGTTGTCCACGCTAGTCCCCACGTCCCATGCGAGCGTCTTGTTGACGGTCTGGGGCTCGAAGATCCCCGTCACGGCATTGAGCACGTCCCTGCTAGACGGGTTCGTCAACCGCCTGTTGATCGTGGCCTCCACTATGTCGATCCTTGGGTTCGTAGGGTCTGGAGATGGAACGTTGATCACCTGGTCGGCCAGCAGGATCAGGGGCTTGTAGCGGCTCAGGTCGTCCACACCCGACACGCCTCCGATCGCAGACGGCGTGCTGGCAGCATCAAAGAAGAAACCGAGCCCGGCTGCAACCACGATCGAAAGCCCTGCTGGGCTGTCCTCGCGTACATTGAACGCATCCCCGATGAAACCAGTGATCGGGCTGCCGGCGCGGTCATCCCCGGCAGCTGAGCGCGGCAAGAGAAGATTGTCCACCACGTGTCGGATCGTCCTCTCGATCTGGGATTGCGCCTGGTTGATATCTGACGAGATCGGCCTCTCTCGCGTGTTGATAACGGTGCGGTCGAATGGATTGTTTGCCATGTCCTACTCTCCAAGCCTCTCCAGGGCCACCGAGGACCCTGCTGGTTTTATATCCTGCAGCGTTGCATACAACCCTCTAAGTAGCGCCTGCTGCTCCAAGTCGCCTCCATCATACGCGCCCTGCACGGCTCCGAACCCGAAGCTGGACTCCACGTCATAAGCACATACGGCCCTCTGGCCTCCCGTCACGCTGCTGACCAGGGAGGATACATCAGGAGCAGTGTCATCGTACACCATTCCTGCATCCCTCAGAGGTTGAATCGGGTCAATCACAACCACGATCCCCCCGCGGTGATCGTTCTCGTCGAGCCACCTGTTGCGGAACGGGTCGGCATCCAGGTCCGGGTCGTCGTAGCAGAACAGGTTGGGGTCGAAGATGGATCCTTGTATCACGGCGTTCGGGGCGTCATAGCATGTCTGGTAGGACACGTTGAACGTCTCAATGATCTGGAACCCTATGTTAAGCGGCAGAAGCAGGTTGGAGATCGTTCGCTCGAACGCCAGCGGGCTGATCGTGTCCGGAAGCCCGCGAATCCTGGTCCTGTACGCATCGTCGCTCTCTCCCGACGCCTGCTTGATCCCCCTGTTCCTCCCGAGCGCGGCCAGCGCGGAGTCAGTGCCTCCTGAGGTCGGGTTGAGCTGATGCACCTCGATCGTGACGTCGCCCATCGGTGGATCCTCTACCAATACTGCAACCTCGTCGATCTCTCCCTCCAGTGTGGTACCGTCAGCCGTGGTGGACTGCCCGCGGATGTTCCACTCGTACCCCTCTGCTTCTGCCTCCACGTCGACCGTGAACGGCCCAACGTCGGAGGGCTGGAAGGTGACGTCGCCCAGGGTAACGAACCGCTGCCCGCCCAGGCTTGCGCTGACGATCGTCCCTGCCTTGACCGTGACGGTCCTGGTAGCCTCCCGCCACTGGATGGCCCCGTTGTTGCCGTCCGGGATGACGGCAGATGCATTGACGACATCGACAGAGGTGGCGTCGCTAACCGTCACAATTTCGAACGTGCCAGCATTCTCCGCGCTTCCGGTGTTCAGCAACTCCAGGAAACGCCCGACGGACGCAGCGCTCATGTTCGTGAGCCCGGTCACGCGCATCTGCCCTGCGGGAGCGCCCGATACCACCGAAGCAGCAGATCCAGACTGTCCGTCCACGTAGCTGTTCACCGTGTTCGCCGCTGCCCGGAAAAGCTCGACCTCCCCCGTCGCCTTTGACCCGGTGGACGCGATGTCGATGAACGAGTCAACCCCGAGGTCGTACGCCGCCTCGCTCAATGCCTCGAACATCTTGGCGTATGCCTCGAACAGCTCGTAACCGGGGCCAACGTCGCGGAGACCGCGCAAATAGTGGTCCGGCAGTATCCGTTCGAGGAGGTCCAGGAAGTCCTGCTGCGCGAGCTTCCCTATGGGAGGTGTTATCGCCATCTCACAATCACGATCCCGACAGCACGAACGAGTCGGGGTTGGATCCAGTTATGATCGGCTGGTCCGTCTGCGCCGCCACGGCACTGACCAGGCCAAGCGTTGTTCGTATGAGCTGCAGCGGTGCCGCGATCACGTCTCCGGCCGGGCTGTACACCTCGTCCCCGGTAAAGCGCAGCCCTGGGACAAGCTCCAGGACGTTCAAGAGGTTCTGCAGTATGAGTGGGTCACCTGGGTACAAAGAGTTGACGTGATTGACGACCGCCGCCCGGGCCTGAAGCGCGGAGTCGTTGACGTCCGCCCCCGCCTGAAATGCCAGCGTCAGCTGGATCGGTTGCACCACCGTGTTGGCCACGATCACCTGCACATAGGTGCCCGTAGGCCTGACGTCGGCAAGTGCCGCGTTGACCAGCGTCGTGATCGACTGGCTCTGCACCTCGAACCGCGGTGGGACGGTGTCGTAGTTGACGAACTGCTCCGTGAACGCGTCAGCTACGACCAGCTGAGCCAGCCGTGCGGGACGCCCTAGCGCGTCCAGGACCTCGAAGACGTTGGCCGTCTGTATACCTGGCACGTTCAGGGCCGCCGCCTCGATCGCCGCGTTCGTGCCCTTCCGGGCCGTCACAAAGAACCTGCGTCCCCGCTCCTTGAACGAGTCATCCGTCTCCGCGTCGTCTCCACCGACGGTGGCCAGGGAGTTGGCGACGACGATGTCGTCTGGGGATCCGGGGATCGTGCTCACTATGCTGTTGATGGTGCCGGACTTCGCGTCCTGGTCCGCCCCAGCAAGCAGGCTGCGCACTGCGAGGACGATCGGCCCTGTGGACCCTGCCGGGAATACTCCGGACTCCGTGGTTATGAACTGCAGCCCGTCGGACGTTTGGACGATCACACCCGACGGGATCGCGAACGTCGTGGGGCTGGCCACTGTCGTGGAGAACTCCACGGATCCTATGCTCGCAGCGGCCGGCTTGCGCGTTAGCCCGTAACGGTCATACAGGAGGCGATCCAGGTCGTCGTCCTTGGCCGAGTCCAGAAACAGCGACGCGGCAAGGTCTGCTATCTGCCCGCCTACCTCGTCGGCCATGGCGGCGGCTGAGGCCAGCAATATGTTGGCATCCATGCCCTCGCGCTCGACTGCTTCCCTCGACAGCCTGGAGTTCTGCGCCAGCACCTCATCGCGGCCTATGCGAAGCAGCTTGGAAAAAGATGGTATGTTAGGCATCAGCAGCTCCTACAGCACGAGCCCGCTAGGATCCGATGGTATGCCGACTACGATCTCCGCATTGCTGGCCTTCAACCGTGCCCGCACCGTGATCGATAGGTTATTGTCAGTTCCTTGCGATAGTGAGGCGTCGGCCGTCGCAACCTCGGGCTCCAACAGGACTTGATCGATTATGTCGTCCCGCAGCTGCACCAGGTTGACCGCCGGGATTGGCTCCTTAGAGTTGAGCCCCACGCCGTAATCTGGGAGGTGGAAGAACTCACCTCGCTTCGTTATGAGCCGGCGGACGATCAGCTTCTTCACCAGCTGGGCCCCGTCCTCCAGCTCATAGTCCCCTGCGCTTCCGATCTTGAGCGTACCACCGATCTGCGAGTCGAGCGCCG